AAGACACACATGTCCTTAAAAAGAACAGGTTTTCTACAACTTTCGGTATATTTATTGAATATTCTTCGAAGATAGGTAAGTCGTTTTTCATTTCAGTTATCAATCTTGTTGCATTATGCGTTAAACTATTGAAAAATATTTCTTTAGTCTTTAGCTTATTCACAATCAAGATAGATAAATGTTCTCTATTTGTAGTTACTGCTTTAGGGGCACCTTCTGGTCCTTCTACTTTATTAGTAGCCACGTATTCTCCATTTGATATAATTATAACGAACATGTTTTCGTACATCTTAATTTGTTTATTTTTAGAAATGTCATACAAAGCAAGCAATCTTTCTTTGCCAGACAGTCCGATGATTGAAATAGATTCAGGAAGGACCCAGTAACTTATAGTTATTTCTGGAGGCCCCCAAAAGGGGCAGTCTAGACCAAATGGGTTCCCTATATCTATCTTATATACTAATTTTACTAATGAACTAATTAAATAAAACATTGTAGAAATTAGTTCAGCTGACGCGCCGCTTACATATAGTGAGTAAACAGATCCCATTGCTGACATCAAATCCTCATAAGGAGAATAGAAGTTAAAAGTAGATCCTATGTTTACAACTTGTTTGTATTGGCACATTATTGCTTTTCCCCAACCTAAATAAACTTGTAAAATTTCTCCTATACTACCTTGCCCTGATTTCTTATTTGAAATGTTTTGAGCAAACGACTTGTATAGTAAGTATAGAACAGACCAGCTTAGTATTGAAAATTCAGAGTAAGTCAATTTCACTTCTCCGTTTTCATCAACTATTGAGTCTTTGTTAACACTCACTTCCCACGGTCTTTTATCATCTTCTGTTAGTCTGTACAGTTCAGTTAATTTACTTAACTTTAATCTGGTACCAAAAACAAACTTTGAATAAATACCTAAGAAGCAAATTGCATCATCAGACATGGTGGCCCAGTCAACAGCTAAATTGGGAAACAAATATTTCATAACTGAAACATAAGTTGTTCCGATTAGAGTTGACATCACTGTCCCTAATCTGTTGAATACTCCTAATACAAACCCTACTTTTTTTATGTAACATTTATCAGATTCTAATCCTGGGTACTCTTTACATGCTTCATCGAAGAATGTTTTGACTTCAGGATTGGTTTGCATATATTGTAACATAATATAGTAGTCTTTGTTGAATCTATCTCTATCATGGGTAAAGATCTTGTTCATCCGATCTAAAAATGATTTAGGCAATAATCCAAATCTCTTTTTAAGATATTCTAATCTACCAATCATCCAATTAGCTTCAAGTTTGTCGAAATAACCTAATAAATGACAATAATAAACCTCGATTTTTAGAGCTTCTATATTCATAGCATCTCCGAATCTTGTGGCATCAAATGTCTTTACTGTTGTTCCCCCTTTCCTGAAGATAGTTGTGTACTTCTTTTCCAGAACTTCCATTTTCTTTTCCCCGGGTTTAGTTATTAAATCGTAGGAACTTCTTTTGAGAAACTCTGTAAAAGATTCGTCTAACATTATGTGTTTGATACGATTGCCCTCTAGCTGTACAAAGAAAATTCTTTTCTTTACTTCACGTTGGCTCTTTACCACACTTATTGTTATACCATACTTTTCTTTCAAGAAAGCAGAAGCATCGCTGAGAGTTACTTGGTACATTTCAATTTTCTTTATATCTGATATTAGTTGAGCGACATCTATTGATGCCTCTGACACTTTCTCTGATATAAATCCAACTAAATTGAACTTTTGCCTGTGCTCTTTGCTAGCTTTTGTATTTTTTGCTTTCCTGTGCTCAGGATTCATATATTTTTCTGGTACTACTACTGAAGAAGCAGTATTTCTAGATAAGTATGAATCAAATGTTGGTACCCTACCTCCTCCTCTAGGGTTTTCTTCTCCAAATCCTTCATCAAAAGCTATTAAATTTCCAAATAACATTACGTCCGGGTTGTAAGTGCTAGAATCAAACCACTTGCTTAAAGAGCTAGGTTTGTAATGAGCATTTTGACATTGTTCGTAAGAATTAAATGGTTTCCTTCTGAAAATTCTATCCCAATTGTTTACTAGAGAAAACTTTAGTCCTGACCCAACCGACTCTCTGAAATTTGATGCATCCAAATCCATATTCATTAATACTTCTTTAAGTAAGAATTCGGTTTGAACGGTTGCATTTATTTCACCGTCGTGTTTTGGTTCAGCCTGCTTAATGTTAATAATTGCCAACATTATTTGAATATCATTTATTGATATCCCGAATATAGGGTCTTTAACATTTAAATCGAGGTCTACAACCCCTTTATCAGGGTTGAATTTTGAATGTACACTTTGAACAAAATTGGGGTAATTTAACCGCAACTTCTTTACATAGTATGCTAATCTCACATCATTTAGTATTAACCCTTCGAATTCCTTCTTCATATCAACTTTTCCCAAAGTTAATTCTAAAGGAGCTTTCTGGATAGCTAAATAAACATGTGAACAAAACCTTGTTAACATTCTGTTTACAACAAGGAAGAATGCTTTACGCATTATGAGGTCTCCATAATTTATCTTGAAACAAGTATAAAATATAAACTCTCCTGCGTAAGCACACAATCTTTCATGGTAAAACTGATGGGTATGCGGATGCAATCTAGTTGGATATTGGAACCTAACAATTCCACTACTCGTTCTGATGCTTTCTGCTTTTAAATAGTAATCTTTTTCTTCAAAGTCAAAGTTGTGATACGTAATTATCATAATGGCACCTGAAGTGTTTTCATTTATATCAGGCGAAGACATAACGTCAAATGGTAAGTTTTTAGGTCTTCCTAACTTATACCATTCCATCAATTGTCCGTCCTTCTTTTCCTCCAATCTAGAAAAAGGAGTATCCATAACATGTTGGTTCAAGCACGCCCAAACTAATCTCATGTATCTGAATACTTCATCCTGTAACAATTTGTTTACAGCCATTGATCCTCTCTTGGCAAAAAGCAATCCCGCTAAGTTGCTAGGGAGATCTTCCAATGGATTCTCGAAACTTACTTCTTTTTCTTTAAAGAAAGGGTTTCCTTCCATTTCTTGCATTAAATCTCTGTAAAACAATTCAATGTCTACTAAATCTCCTTCTTGAAGGTTTATATGACCGAATGTTTTGTCAGCGAATTCAATCTTCTTAAACAAAGGCTTATCCCAGAGGAAGTACCCGTGTTTATCCACTGTTAAGTTGTACGGAGAAACTTTTGTTTGAAATTCTTCAGCTATTGTAGCTGCTTTTACTTCCAGGTCCAATAGACCATCTTCTAATTCTTCTTTACTCAATTTGTTAGAATTACTTTTAAGTTCCGCAACACTTTTATTGCTTTCTTCCAACGAATTGAGATAAGTACCAAATTTGGAATGTACTTCGTTTAATATTTGAGCAAACTCAATAAACGGTTTTTGAGAATCAGGTTTGAAATTATATTCAAATCTGTCTACTAGAGTCCCATTACAAGGAAATTCTAGTACTCTAGTACACCCAATCTTATGCCCAAATAAGCACTCCTGTAACTTTTTGTTACCGAAAGCTCTCCAAGCAAGTGTTTCTTTTTGATTGTCTATGTAGTTATATGCTTCGGACACCATGTCAATAGTGTTGCATGCATTTTCTTTAAATATTTTACGTGTATATTGAGTTTGATTCAAAATAGATAAAGTAAACTTTTTCAAAATAGATTCTCTGTTGTCTCTAAATGAGCCCAACATGTTGTTTCTATCTAGATCTAAGTAAGCTAGCTTGTCCTTGATTTCTTCATCATACTCCGCAACAAAATCTTTGTCGGAAGTAAAGAAATCTTCTGGATTCCTAATAACTTTCTTTAATATACCAGACGTGTCTCTTTTAGTTGCTTTCCTAAACAACTTATCAACATGTCCCGCTATTAACGAAAGAGCAGTATTGTAGTAAGTACCGTAATTAAAATTACGGTAATTCACTACTAATAACGCAAAGAAGTAGTTATTTTCTTTAGCGTATTTGCTGTATTTTTCTATTTGTTTCGAGTTGACTTCAACATTAAATGTTTTTTCTAGTAAGGAATAACTAATGTTGTCTTTATCTTCGAGATTCTTGAAGTCTAAAATTCTGTCATTTATAGATCTGCTTTTCATTTCTACAATGACTCCTTTGTAGCCTTCAAATCGACCGTGGTAGACAAAATCAGGTTTTCTGGTTTTTCCATCTATCACGATGGAATTGTCAAAGTCATTTCGATAAGCCTTCTCCAAAAAGAGAGGACTTAATTTCGGTGAACTTAACAATTCAGCTTCTAATTGCACTTCTTTTTGATAGGAGACTACCCAAGTAAGTTCATCAAAGTGTTTTTCTTTGAAGGGCTTATATGTCTCAATATCTTCTAGACGAAAGGGCGTATTTTTAGTTACTACTGGATTAATGTACTTTTGTACAGAAAAATCTGGTAGTATTCTAACTTTTTTCTCATTATTGACTTCTACTATTTCATAGTAATTGTTGATTTGCATGGTGG